GGTAAGGGCGTCCTCGGCTTCTTGGAGTTGTCTGTCATAAGCAGCCTTCTCATCGTCGGACATGGCATCATACCTCGCTTGGTCTATTTCCTTCAGTTTGTCAATTTTGCGCTGTTCAATATCAATGGCATTCTGCATTTCCTGAACATCAATGTCATGTTTCTTTTTGAGGATTTCAAGCCGGAGGTCGAGTTCTTCTTGAGATCCTTTGATGACAAGTTTGAGCTTGGCTTCATTGTTCTTGATTTCTTCCTCAAGCACACGTTTGTTTTCCTCTTGGGACAGTTTGATGAGAGCATCTTCCTTTTCCTGCTCCAGAACGAGGATGAGGTCACATATAGCTTTGCGGGCAGTCTCGGTCAGATTCTTCTCAGTGGCGAGCTGGGTGCGCAGTTTGGCAATGCGTTTGTCGTATTCAGCCTCAACAGCTTTACGGCGTTTCTCAGCACCGTCTTCCTCGATTTTGTACAGCTCATTTTGGAGATTGGCAAGGGCTTCCATTTCGAGCTTTTCACGCTTACGACGCTCCTGCTCAGCTTTGTCGTTACCATTACCTTTGCCATTACCACCACCTGAGCCAAAGCCGGAGGGGTCTTCGATTGTACCACCACCGCCTCCGCCATTATTCACGGAGGAAGTGCCTCCGCCTGATCCGGTAGGCTTATCCCCAACGGAGGGCGTATTCAGTTGAACTTTATCGAGCTTCTTATTGACATCCTTGAAACTATTGACAAATCCATCTGCTATCTCCTGTCCTGCATTAACAGCGGTGTTGACCTGATTCTTATAGAAGTCTGTGACTGCAGTACCTATCTGTTTTATTCCGGCAATGGCTTCATCAAAATTGAGGGTGAACAATCCTTTTAAGGCTTTTGCCACACCACTGATTATGCCACCGAGCAGCTTGAAGTGATTACCAATAGCATCAATGCCGGCTTTGAGGAGTGCCCATACAGCTTTGAAAATACCACCGAGCAATGCTATGGCTCCTCGTACTACAATAGAGTCATTGTAGAATTCTATAAACCAGTTTATCACATCTACCATGACCTGCATTAGCTTTTGCAGCGCATTTTTGATAAATGAACCTATGGAAGCTCCTATTTTGCCGATTACGCCCTCTCCACTGTTGAGAGCGTCCCACAACTTCATGAGGAGTTCTATTACGAGGGACAGAATAGCAGTCAGTGCAAATGACTTTAATGCAGTCTTTGAAGCTGTGACAAATCCCTGCACGGCGAGTTTGGCTGAGAGCATTGCCGCTTTCCAGCCTGTCGCTGTGGATGCCGCAGCAGCGTTCTCCATTGCGGAGATTTCAGCGGTCTTAGTTTTTGTGAGTTGTTTCTCGGTATCGGCAAGTTGAGACTTAGCAACAGTGAGCTTATTGGCGATGAGTTTGCGCTCCTCTCCAGAGGCTTGCTCATACTGGACTTTCAGTCGCTCTACCTGCCTACGCTGCATACTCTCTTTGGTGGCAAGGTTGTTGACTTGCTGTGTGGCAGCTTGCGCATTTGCGATGAGGTCAGTTTTCATCGTGGTCGCGGATGTCTTGACATGTTTTACGAGAGCAGCCAGCGATATCCCGGCAATGATACTCATAAGCAATGTGCCGAGTTCGCTGATATTCTCTTTGACATATTGAAGTCCCTCAGTCAACATGTCGATAGGACCTTTGAGCGCGCCTGCAAGTCCTGTGTCGGTGCTGGCTTCAATCTCCTCAGACATGGTTTCCTGAAATGCCTCTCGTTCTCCGGCGTAGGCTTCAATAGCACCATTGAGTTCTGCGGTCTTGGCTTCAAGCTGTTTGCCGATTTCCTCATTGGTGGGGTCTGCCTTAAATGCATCGCTCAATGTGGAGATTTCTCCCTTAAGTTTTTCTATCTGCGGAGTGAATTGCTGGTCTATTGCCTGTGCGCCCTGAGTCCATTGAGCGATAAGAGCTTCATTGCCGGTGTTCTCAACTTCCATTTGCTCCGAGAGTAACTGCTTTGACAAAGCATACTCCCGTGAGGCATTGCCGAGTTCACTGTTTGTCCGATTGATTTCTTCAAGGAGGGCATCATTGTTCGGGTCTTGTGCAAATTCGCCATTGAGTTCACGCACTTTTTCTTTGAGAGCTTCAATGCGTGGAGTGAATTCCTCATCGATTTTCTGCCCCTCGGCAACAAACTTATCTCGAAGCTGCTGATTTGTCCCCTGCCATACCTGAATGAGAAAGCCTTCCCATGCAGATTCAAGAGATTTAGCGGCAATGGTAAACTTGGAGTATGACTGCTCAAACATTCGGTCTGCAGTACCGGCGGCATTCTCGGAAATGTTCTTGAATTTCTCGCCGAGCAAGTCCATAGAGTTAGTAAGGGCAAGGACACCAGGGACAGCTCGTCTGCCGAAAATGTCAGAGAGCTGCTGTACCGAGGGGCTTGCATCCATTATCTTTTTCAGTGAGCCAATGAAACCGTCAGCTTTCACGGTGGAAATATCCATACTGATACCCAAAGCATCATAGGCGGCTTTTGACTTGGCTGTTGAAGTCAGCATACCATTGAATGTCTGCTTCAGGATTGTACCTGAGTCTGCGCCCTTGATGTTGTTATCGGCAAGGGTGGCAAGAGCAGCACATGTTTCTTCGATACCGACTCCGGCGGTGTAAGCAATAGGAGCTGTATTGCGGAGGGCTTCATTAAGCTGGAGGATATTGGTAGCTGAATTGGCGCAAGTGTAAGACAGCACGTCATTGATGTGGGTAACATCACCAACAGATAGGTGAAATGCATTCATCTGTCCTGTCACGATGTCGGCGGCTTCCGCAAGTTCAATGGCGTTGGCTTGTGCAAGGTGGAGGACACCTTCAAGCGTACCAGTTGCATTGACAGCATTTAGACCGTTACGGGTCAGGAACTCCATTGCCTCGCCAGCCTCCTGCGCAGTGTATCGTGTCGTAGAACCCAGACGCTCCACCTCTTTTGACATTTGAGCAAACTCCACGGCATTAGCATTGGTTACAGCCTGAACCTTACCCATCTGGTCGGCATAGGCTGTGCCTACCTCTTTGGCTTTTGACTGGAGTGCGCCCAATGATGTAATACCAGCAAGTCCGAGCATGGCTTTACCGAGGTCTTTGACTTTACTCTCCACTTTGCCAAGTCCGGTGACAGCTTGGGGATAATTACCGACATTGCGATAGAACCGCTGAGTCTCTTCCTCGGCTCCCTTCAATTCGGTTGTGATGTCGTTTATCTTTTTCTTAAGCTCCTGTCCGGCGGCACTTTCCCTTTCAGCACGGGACATGGAGTCATATTGCTGTGTAGCCTTTGAGAGTTCCGCGCGCAGTTGTTTGAGGGAGCCAATTTTCTCGCCCTCGACTTTCATCTGCGTTTGGATTTGGCGTGTGAGAGTTGAGACCGCCTGCTGATTAGCCTTGATTTGCTGATCTGCGGCAGCCATACTGCGATGATATTCCGTAGTGGATATTACCCCGTCCTTGTGCGCTTGCTGGAGGTCTTTCTGCACTTTGCGGGTTGCCTCTATCTCCTGTCGGTATTTGCCGAGCTGGGCGATAGCAGCCTCATACTTTATCTCGATTTCAAGAATTTTTGTTTGAACATCTTGCGCCATTATTACGGTAGTTTGATAAGTTCACATTTGCATTTACCTTTGCTGTCGCGCTTGATAGACACGACGGCGAAATAAGAGTTATACTTGTTGAGGTAAACCGGAACGGAGTAATCAATGTCGCGGAGGTCAAACTCGTTGAGGTTTAGGGTTTCAGTGATGACAACTGGTCTTATAATGATATTTTGCAGATAGTTATAATTCCTATTTACAGAAAGGCTTTTGAATGGATTATAAATCTCCATGTATGTACGATATTTTCCAGTGGGGACAATATCATATGTCGGGTAACCATTTGAATCTGTGCCGGATTGTTGATACTTGCCTTCTTTGGCGGGGACAATGAGTCCGATTGCAGGCTTAGCTTCACAGCTTTTGCTCTCATCTTTATCAACATCATATTCGGAATACTTCATATCCCGACAAGTGTTATAATTAGGAGCTTTCCCATTTTTTAGCCATGCTCCGTACCACGGAACTTGAATGATAGTTTTGTCTTTATCCAATGTCTGGTCGTCGCATTGCAGGCACATCATTCCGCTTTCATAAATATCGTCATCATTATCTTCATCATCAGATGTAATTTCATCAAGTTCATCGTTTTTCAAAAGATAATAATTGCGTTGAGCTGTTCCTGACAACTTGAAATCTATTTTTTCAGGCAGAGACGATGGAGAAGTCATTATTTTATTGCTCCAATCGATAACTTTCCCTCGCTCAATATTTAGGCGTAAAGAGTCATAACACATTGGAATAATCTCCCCATTAGCATTGGAAATAGGAGTTGCTCCAATAATGTAGAATAACGATTTCATGAAGTCCATACAACTGATGTCAGGCAGATTTGAGAATATATCGGTTTCCCGTCCTTTGATAACATCAGTAGAGACTTCCCCTTTGGGAATAATTGAAATAGGCTTTTGATCTACGATTGCATGTGCATATGCATCAAACCCGAAAAAATACGGACTGGTGCTACTGGAAGTTCCCATATAGTCCCCCATGTTATCTGTGATTTCGATTTGAGAGAAGCCTTCTGCTTTGCGGAAATCAAACTCCCATGTATAAAGTACATAGGTTATATCGCCGATTTTGGCTTGACCGGCATATGCTCGATTTCTACCTGACACCGAACCAGCTTCTTCATAGACATCTTTAAGTACAGTTCTTACGCCATCAGATTTGTCCTTATCAACTTCATATCCTTTACGATAAACAATAAGTTTTGGGATTTTATCAGTATAATCCTCGTGCATATAGCCATTCTTTTTTATACTCCAGCCACCAGCATTTAAGAATGTAACTTTTACATAACCATCTAAGGCGAATTTCTCAACTCTGTAAACCTTTCGACCTACAGAATCTTTAACATGAAAGACCCATTTGATTTCATCACGCAAATTACCTCCTTTGCCAATATCAAAATACGCATGTTGAGGAGATGTAACAATATCAAATGATATAATATTTTCCATCTTAAAGTCCTCCCAACCAGCAAGGGGATATGTCTGTCCATTTTTTAGAAATAGAGTGAAGCCTTTAAGTGTTAGATTCTTTAATATTGCCGTGCGTGATTTTAGCTGACTGGAAGTCAAACCTACTTTTACCAATGGCACAACGCCTCGACTAATGACTCTATCATCATCAGTGTCAACATAATGTGTCCCATTCCAAATAGATGTTCCTTTATATATGCCACCTAAATTAAATTTCAGACCATAATGACGGTTAATCTCATCAATAATTTTCTTGACAGGGACGGCTGGGATAGTAGCCAATGATATGGGTTCATCACCATCTGCACGAGCATGACACTTGAACTCAGATTCGGAATCTAATTCAGTGTAGGCTCGATATGGGTGCACAACATATTCATCGTTACTCCAGTCTTTTGCCTCTTGTACCCAATCATTGTCGGAATTATTATACATGTCGATTATTGGGTCGTAGTCCCTTAAATTTCTAATGGAGATGTCATCATCTTTCATTTCCTGAAATCCAGCCACAACGCCCCAAGTAAAGACAGCACTATAACTATTATTACTTGTATTGTTTATGTATAGATTGGCTTCACCCAAAATGTTGATGCCATTTTGGTAAAATTCAGCCTTCAATCTTTTCCTTATCATTCCAGAGTCACAGCGGATTTCCTCTGCACTGTTAAGAATGAGCCTGTTATTTAGAGTCATAGGCAATTTGAACGTATAAGAGTGTGAACATGTGAAATTGGAAAGATTTCCAAACAAGTCACTCTTGTAGTTCAGCGATATGCCACTGGGGTTGTTGAGGTCAAGCTCAAACCTCTCGCCGTCTTTGATGATAAAAAGCTGTTCTTTCATAGTTCAAAGAGTTTGAGACTGTATGTCAGGGAGAGTGAAACTGATTTCGAGGTCATGCAGGATGTCCTTCGGGGTGTAGTTGTGCGATGAAGCAACGATGTTGACGGGTACCCACATTTCTTCGCCATACTTCGTTTTGCCGAGATATAGGTCAATAATGGGCGAGGTGATAATCGTTGAGACATAGGCATAGATGTCCTCTGCCAAAGATGTTGCACAACACTTGCTGGTAGTTGAGCCGTTGATGTGAATGTCGCGGCTATGATTGGGGAACCACATTCCGGCATTCAGCCCCTGCTCAATTTTTGTGTCGCCGGAGAGTTTGTTCTTGATTGTCTGTTTGCCCTTCTTGAAAAGGAAATACTGGAAGCAACCAAAACGGTCGATCCAACGCAGATAGTAACCAGCGGTGTCGTTATTGATGATGAGATTCGTTATCGTGGTGTACTCACTGGAGTTGAAGAACGTATAGTCGAAAGTCTCATCAAACACCGATGAGCGAGAAGTGCCGCGAGGTGCATCCTGCCGGTATGTACATTCCTGAGTAGCATCGGGGAATGTCATGGCGGGGTCAAGTTCAAACAAGCCGGATGTGCCTCCATAGCCATAGGGTACCTCAAGGATTTCGCCGGTGCCACCATCGACATGATAGAACTTGTGGTCTCTGAAAAGCCACCACTTCATATCAGTGCGCGCCTTGTTGCCGTTGTTGTAGAATGTGTGGTCGTACATATCGGCAGACGGGGCCTTCCACGTTTTATAAAGGGTGTTGTCGTTAGTCAGTCCGAAGAACCGCTTGTCTTGCTGCGAATAGACAATGAGGTTAATCACATTGTCACCTCCGTCAATGGCATTAGCGGCATTGAGGTTGATGTCGGAGAGTTTATCAACGAGTATGGAGAATACCGGCGCAAAGACTCGCAATGTTTCATCATAGGGCTTGCCGTCATATTTTGCTTGTATAATGTTGGAGTCTCCCTCCTGTCCCCTACGAAACATAGTAACCGTAAATGGGAAATTCTTAAACCACACACGATTGCGCTCCAAATAGGGCTTTGACTGGTTGAATTTGTAAACGCCAAAGGCATCGAACCTTTCGCCCATAGCGATAGCCCCCCAAATGACATAGTGTGAGAACGTGAACACCGAAACACTATTCTCTCCGACAGTTGTTGTCAGGGATATGGTGATTTCCTTTGTCCGACAATGTTTAACCTCGTCAAAGAACAGTTCCAGGATGCGAGAGTAATACACCTTTGCCTTCCCCTTGTAGAGCGTTATTGTAATTGATTTACTTATAGCATCTGAAGTAGAGGCGGAAAGGCGGAGCGTTGTCAGTTGGGAGTCTTTAATCTCGATGTCAAGATACAAAGGATTAAAGGCAAACACCGTCTCATCGGGGTATGTCATGTTGAATATCCCAATGGGACCGCCGGAGGTTAGCTGTTTATCTTTTATTACTCTCATTACAATATGTCGTTAATGGTAGTTACACGTTCAATGGCATCAAGTCCGAATTCATCAGCCATAAGCGCGAGTTCTTCCTCTAATGCCTTGGAGTATATTTCATCGGTTTTATGGTCACGATGGAGGCGAGTGCCTTTCTTCATGATGGTGTAGGCAATGGCTCCGGCAAGAGACCGTATTCCTCGTTCTTCAGGGGATATTGTCGAGGGGCGTTTGCTGGGAATGGCTGTGACGCTGATACCTTTGTCCTTAATCCACTGCCTTATGATTTCAAAGAACCCATAAGGAACTTTGCCCGGTCCGCGACCAGTCTCCATGACACGGAATGAAGATGAGCCAAACAGTATGCCTGTCTGCCCCATTATCTGCACCGACAATGAAGTAGAAGAACGGCCGGACGCATTTCTGCGCTCGTCGTTCATTCTGGACTGAATCTTTGATTTAAGATTCTCCATGTGCCGGGTAAGTATATCAGTCACCTCATTCATTGTCGTTATCAATTATGGTGGTTACATCGTCAATCCTCGCAATGATGTCGCACAAGCGAATGCCTTCAACCTCTTCGAGCTTTGGCGATATCACAATGCCGGTCACGTTCTTGTCGAAAGTATCATACAGTACCCGATAAGGTATGCGCCCCTCAAGCTGTTCAAAATAACCGGATTCGTTGAGGGTTTTGACAAAGAGAGCAGCCAGACGCTTCATGTGTTCAATGATGCAGTCGTTTTCCTGTCCGTGAAAGTCAAACTCGGTAACATCGACAAATGCAATAAGAGTTTCAGGGCAGTCTTTCACCTGAGCGAAAGAGAAGTCCATTTCACCATTGGCTGGGAGCACATAGACTACCGTAGGCTTATCTATATGGTCTATCTCCTTGTTGGCCTGTGCCCAGTTGCAAAACAAGTAAGCCACATCATCACCCATACGGGAAACAATGGCACGGATTTTGGCTTCCACCGTGGAATACTCTTTAATATTGTTCTCTGTCATTTCCTCTTTGTCTTAGCGCGGTTAATGAGTTGCTGATTGAGCCGACGCTCATAAGCGGTCTTCTCGTTATCGTTTTTCATACACTTATAGATGCGTACCCATGCTACCTCCCGGACTTCATTTTGATTGGTAATACCCATGCGTCGGGCATACCAGTCAAGCACTCCGAATGAGCCGAAGTTCAGGTCTTCAATCCCGGCAGACACTTCGTCTTGGGTGTGATCCAGCTTGATTGAATCGAAAAGGGCATTAATGCGTTTTACTTCCTCTTTGACAAAGTTGTTGAAGCCGAAAACATCTACTACGTTCATGGTGTAGATTTGCTCCTTTGTCAGTCCCATGATGACCTCAAGGATTACAGCATGGGCATCGCGTCCGTCCCCTGCATCGGATAGGTCATCGAGCTGTCCGTAGGTTAGCATGTTGAGGGTCTTAGGCACTTCCTTATCGCAGATGAAATTGGGCTTGGGTGCATTTGCAAGTTCACCGAGAATTTCTTCTTGGTGTTTCTTGCTACATGCGGCAAAGAGGACGAGGAATTCATAGTAGCTGTATTTCCTCAGTCCAGTAACCTTTTTCCTATGTTTGAAAAGCGATAATTTCATGTGTCTAAATTACTGATAAAATGAAATTCCATTTGCAGTATTTCTCTAAGTCATAGTGCATTTGCCTATTCAGTAGAGTATTGAGTTACTTTGATAGTTGCACCGCCTGAATTGCGAACACGACGGAAGAACATAGCCATGATGAGAGCATCGAGGTAGTCCGGGGAGTGCCCCAGCAGTTCTTTCATTTTCTCCTTTGTGATGATAGCCTTTTTCTTCAGGTCATTGTCAATGAATGCCATTTTGAGTACACCCAATTCGGTCTTGATGCGCTCGATTGTCTCAAGGTCATCGCAGACAATTCGCATTGCTCGGCGATTGATGAGGTCGGCGAGTATAAAGGCGCACTCGGATTTGAGGTTTTCATATCGGGCGTCGAAAGGTCTTCCACCTCCGTGAAATTCCTTAATGCCGGAAAGGAAACTCTCAAGATAGCTACCAACACCGTCGGCATCGACTACGAACAAAGAGCGAGGAATGGAGTCTCGGATGAGCAAGCTTTTCAAGTCCTCATAGACTTCTTTGCCGGGGGAGAACTTTTTGTCAACGGCGATACGGCAGACATTGCCTATCCATGATGTTGCAATAAAGCGGTCATGTCCTTTCATAGCTATATCCGCAGAGCCGGAATGTCCTCCGACTTCTTGGATGTGCTCGTTGTGGAATAGGTCGCAAATTGCGTCATAGTCGCAGAGTGCGCCGGGGTCATCGTCATACTCAAAGTTTCCGTAGTAAAGACGCTGAACGGTTATCTTGTCAGAGCGGAGCAGGTTTTCAATGTACGCTGGGTCAAGGTGGGGATTGTCGGTAGGCAGAGACTTGATGAAGCGTCTGTATGACGGCAATGTCCCTTCCCTTGCGGGCTTTACGAAATCGTTGTATATCCAATTCCGTCGGGGGTTACAAGTGTAGAGAGCTTTCGGGATTGTGTGCCACGGAGTACCGTCAGCGCACGTTCCGTTGAGAATAGAGAAACGACCTTTGAGAACGGAGAGTGCTTTGGCACTGACCTCCTGAGACTCATCGACGAATAGATCCGTGATGCCGAGTGAGCCGAGGCGGTCATATTCGGGGTCTTTGGGGTCGTATCGGAGGAAACGAAAGAATATGACACTGCCATTGTCGAAATAGGCAATCTTGTCAGTCGAATGGTAACGGACCTTTGAGGTGACATGCAGGATACTGAGGACTTCAAAGAACGTGCGAATGGTAGTGTCTCGGAGTGATGAACCCAATTCACGACAAACGAGGCCGACGGAGCCTGGCATTGCAAGTCGCCGTAGCGTCTGCCACAAGCAACCGAGAAATGTCTTTCCTCCTCGCGCCCCTCCGCCATACAACACTTCGCTGACCTCATCATTGTTTGACGAGAGGAATGATAATGCTTGGCTTTGTTGGTCGAAAACTTCAAGATTTACCTGCACTTATTGCGACTGTCAAATTTGTCAACGCTATCAGGGTACAATTTTATCGCCAGTCGCGGAGACGATATTAATTGAGATTGGCTGATTGCTGTCGATATTCACATCTGTTTCATCACCGAAGCCCTCGTCTCTGCCGAGCTTGCCGAGGAGGTAGCGGACCATGTTGGCATCAGGTTTTTCCTTCCAGCCGATGACCCTTTTTTCTTCGTCGAGTTCGGGGATGCCGAGGGCAAGGGCGTAGCCTACATCGAGGCATTTGTCGAACATTCGCTTGCGGCTGTCGCTTATGGCAGAGGCAAATTCGGGTTCATCCTTAGTCCAGTTATAAACCGTTTGCCGGGAGACATCGAAATACTCTGCCACTCTCGTTAAGTTACCGCCGCATTTTTTGATTGCTTCGGTAAACTCATCAAGGGACGGTCTCTTTTCGTAGTTTGCCATTATTCATCAGTTTTGGGGTTGTCACTGGTTTTAGGTGTTGAGCCGGAAGAATTGCGGGAGTCAAGCAAATGCTGGATGAAGTTCTCGTTTGCACCGGTCTCCTCGACAAATTCCATCCAACGGACATAGAGACGATTGTACTCAAGTTCGTTGACCGGGACGCGGTACTTGCCGATTTTGAGAATTTCGCCGGGAACATCTTCTTCCTCGACATAGCCAGAGTCTTCTTCTCCGATACCGTCATCGTCATTGTCGGAGAGGTCGGGAGCATCTTCATCGCCCATTTCTACCTGCTCGTTGTCTTCAAGCAGAGATGTGATGTCATCGTCCATCCCATATTCGATGAGGTCATTTTTGTCGTAGAGCCTTTGCAGTATCTCGGCATCGAATTCGCCATATTCCTGATTGTCCTTGATGAGAAATTCCTTTTCTTCTTCAGGGGTAAAGTCAGAAACAGTTACCTCGACTTCGGGATTTTTCTGCCATTCCAGCCAGTAGTCTAAGACGGCACGTTTCTCCTTGTCGGTGTAGCTTGCGTAGCGGCGAGAGGATGCGAGTATCTTCTCTATCTGTTGCTCATTGAGGTGCGAGATTTCGAAGAGGACAGACACACGTTGATTGCCGGCGAGCACCACATTGTCAGTGTTGGCTATGATGTCGCGGATATAGAGCATTTTCGGAAACAGCAGAATGGACTGTTTCAGTTGGAGTTTGCGCGTTGCTCCTATTTTGCGTGGGTTAATGGGGTTAACCGTCAGCTCGGAAATAAGTTTCTTCATGCTATTTCAGTAAATAAGTGATGTAGCCGTCGGGGGCACCTGTGCGCTGGATATAGAGACGCAGGTCAGCTTCGAGGGCGTTAAATTCGTCGGGTGTTAATCTTGTGGCAATGCAGCCGACAGTAAAGACTTCCTCTTTGGGGGTGTCGTCTTGCGGCACTTCCTCTTTCTTGTTGAAGTTCTCGTTACTGGAGTAGTAATGGTCTTGGCCGGTGAAGTCCTCAACAAGTTCAAGGTCGAAATTGTCATTGAGGATGCCCATGTCATCTTCTCCGTAGTGGAGATTGTCTTTGATGATAAACTCCTTTTCTTCTTCAGGAGTGAGATTGTCGGCAATGCGGACCGGGACTGTGGGGTTTTCCTTCCATTTATCCCAGTAGTCGAGGATGGCGCTCTGGTCTTCCTCGGACATCATGCGGAATTTCTTTTGGTTCATCAGGTGCTCCCTGATTTCGTCACGGGACATATCCACGATTTTGCGGAGCATGGTGACGCGCTGGTTGCCGCCGATGATGATTTTGTCGGAGTTGACGATTACGGGGCGTACCGAAAGCATCTTTGCGAACACAAGTAGCGATTCGATGGTTTTGCCCTCCATGAAAGGACTCATCTTGCGAGGATTGTCCTCCATGAGAGTGATGTCATTAATGCTTAGTTCCATAGCGTTTACTTTTTGGTGGATTGGGGCACCCATGCCTTTGAATACTGTGTAGCTTCATTGATGTTCTTCTTTTGGAATACGTTATCCATGAGTAGCAACTCGATTTCTTCCTTTCGCGCTCCGATACCTCGGCAGATAGTCTCGATGCTCATGCCGTAGTCGTTTACCAGAGAGTGGATGATGTCGTGCATTTTGACAGCCACATGACTGCCTTTGGCGCGGTTGATGCGGATTGTCAGGAGCATACGTTCCGGCTCGGAAAGATGCATGACAACGCAGGGGACTTTCCCATCAATACAGATAGACTTATCCATTTTGGCGAGAGTGGAACGATGAAAACCGTCAATAATGACGTTGTCTTGTGTGATGAGGATAGGCTGTATCCAGCCGTTCTTCTTAATGGAGAATTTCAGCAAATTCATTTCATCGGAGAAGACGACATTCGGATTGTAGTCGTTGGCTGAAAGGCTGTCAACATCTACCCATTTCACGTTTGAAATTGGTTGGTCTGCGAGGTTCATATCAGTCGATATAATGTTGGTTTAACTTAGCCCAGTCATTGGGGCGATAGACTGGCTCGAATCGTTTGCCGTAAAGAACGACATTGAGCATATAGCGGGCGAAAGACTGGGGATGCGCGAACCGGGTGTGAATCATCATGTGGCACTGCCAGCATACAACACGGGCATCGGCCACTACATTTTCTTCCGAGTAGTCCTCGCAATGGTAATGTCTTATGCCTTTATCCTGACCGCAGATAACACATGGCTGTGTGTTAAGGGGCGGCAGGATACCATCAGCGATTGCCTTTTTAATTAGCTCGCCTCCCCTTTGTCGCTGTTCGGGAGTAAAGCCGTTGTAACTTTTCATTCTCGTAGTTTTAATATTCTGCAATTTTTGTACGTTTTGATGACCCGATAGTGCTCGGAGAAGATAGCACATTCGGCATCAACATTTGATAATAGATTGGTGGCGTTGGGGGTCTTTTGTCTGCCCTCGATTACTATGTGCTGAATGCCTACCTCGGCGAAAAGGGCGCATACTTTTTTCACCAGAGCCAAGCCGCCTGTGTCGTAAAGCTCAGGGAAGACGCGACGAGCATATACCGTCTGCACTCCGTGGAGAATGAGGATTTCTTTTACTCTTGGGAGTGTGGCATCATTGACTTTAAGATTGTAGTAGATGATGTTGTCTCCCAGGACTGATTTGGCAAAGGAATTGGCATTAGCCTCAATGCCGACTACGGCTTTGTTGCGGGTTGACAACCGTTTCGAGAGTAACCCGGTGCAACTGCCAAGATCGAGGACTATTTCGTCTCGCAGATTATGCGAGATGTGAAAAATGTCGTTGTGGATTTTAGGGTATTCTCCACGCTGATAAAATGCTTCTATGTAGCTGTCGTCGTCAAATCTCATTGTTGGTCGGTTTTTTCTTGTCAAACTCAAATAGAATGTCTGCCGGGGATGGTTTGGCTTTTGCCATAATCATGCCTCTCTTGTAGCCGCCTCCGGCGATAACCTGAAAGACATGAAGAATGGGATAGCCACCGAAATTCTTGCACTTTTTGTCTTTTGCGAGTTTGTTATGACGCGCCTTTTCGGTCTTATCCACGGTTTTGAGGGCAAGCTCTCGCTGGTGTTCATCGGTTATGGTATCCATGATGAACTGGCGCACACCGTCAAAAGAGTGTTCGTATTCCTCAAAGCTGAGTTCCGATTTCTCCAGACTGGTGTAGTATTTGCTTTGGAGTAGCATTTCCGGAAACAAATCAATGAGCTGCTGGTAGAATGTCGGGTATAGCGTCTTGATTTTATGGAAGCGTTTTGCTGATTCGGAGTGCAAGGGGGTTGATACACGCATTGCGTCACCATTGAGCATTTGCATGTCGTAGATGACGCAATATCGGATTTTCTTCTTGTAGAAGTACAGAAAGACATCCTGCTCAGTCCAGTCATAGATGGGCTTTACAAGAGACACACGGCGGTCTTCAGTGCCTGTGATGTAGTTGTCTTCTATCTTTGCGCAGCATGCCGCAAGTCGGAGAAGACTCTCATCGGCACGGACGCCGGTCAGGAGTGCAACCTTTCCCTTCTCGTTCTTTGAGACGAAAGTATCAGCAGTGTACTGGTCGTACTCAAAGTATTCATCCTCGGGAAGACGGATAGCGTAGGATGGAGGCTGGCGCAGCCATTTACGGTTGCGGTCCCATTGCACATATTTATATGTCTTGCCGAGGACAAACTTGTTTGAGATAAGGGGGATAGCATAGTAGCGAAAATCATATTTGCCAGATTCGGCTTTCTCCTGAACGAATTTTACTACATCGTCAGGAATCACCTCCTCGTCTCGGAATACTACCTTGATTTTCTCCTTTATGCCTCTTTCGGCATAGACTTCCTCCACCAGATTGAGGACGGCAAGAGAATCTTTGCCGCCGGAGAAACAAACCATGATCGTATCGAAGATGTCAAGCGTATGGTGTATTCGCTTCTTTGCTTCGGTATATACATCGGAATCGATATAATGTTTGACTGCTCGTGCCATATTATTGCGTTAATTGAGTTTTGGATTTAAGGGGAAGCACGTCTAGCCGGAGAACCTTCATAATCTTTTCCATGTTTCTGGCGGGTAGTGAACGCTTGCCGTTTATAAACGAGGATATACTTGCGCCACTGACCCCGGTATGTTTTGATAGGTCTGTGACTTTGAGATTGCAAGCGACAATGCGACGCTTGAAAATCTCAGGCAGGTTGTCTGCGCTCAGTTTGGCATATCCGATGTTAGACAATCCGACAGAAAGGTGGAGATAATTCATGACTTTTACCAGGGTATCATACGGCAACGGCCGCTGACCTTTGAGGAAGCCATTGAAGTTCTGCGGAGTGATGTCAAGAGCCGAGCAGATGCTAAGCTGGCTCTGGTTGGAAGTTTCGATTTTTTCTTGAATTTTCTCTCTAAACATTACTGTCTTATTTAGGCGCAAATATAGTAAAATATAATCAAATACACAAGTATTAACTATATTATCGACACGGATTTGAAGATTTTAGCAGTTGGCCTATTGCCATTTACGCTTTTATTTGTTATCTTTGCAGTAAGATTTCATAATTCTTATTCCTTACAAATCCCTTTAAGGGCCATTTGCTTTGGATTTTAGGTATTATAAATCTTATTTGCTAATAAGCGAGTCAGCCCGTGAGGGTCAACTCGCTTTATTTATTTAGTCTTGTTGGAGCAGTTCAAGTAAATTGCGAGCTGAATTTTCGGCATAGTGGAAATCCTGATATTCCTCAAGGTATTTCTTGACTGTGACCCATAGGAAAAACACTCTTACCTGAACCTTATAGGCAATACATGGGATACCATCAAGGAGGTCAATGTCCTTACTTATCCGATACCTCATTTGTCTTTTCCAACTTGGCGGGGTAAACATCCATGATGGCAGTTTCCGAAATGCTGAGAATTTCATAGTCTGCCATTGTTCCTTTCATTCCTTCCAGGAAGCGTTGGTGGGCGGAAATGAAATCGGATGCCTGAACCATGATGTAGGACGCTTTTCTCTTTTCGGTGCCTTTGTTTTCGTCGATGGTGATGAATGCGACTTTGACACGGTACCAGCGGTCGCCACTTTCATCATAGAAGATTTCCGAGATGTTGGATTTCTTAGCGGCAGACACGGTGAACTCTCCCGAAATGAACGGGGCAGCTTCTTCTGTGATCCGCGCCTCTGCTTCAGTGAACGACAAGGCATCCACAAGGTATGGCTCGGTTACTTTCTTCACCGTGCCATTCTCCATCATTTTGTCATAACGGAGCTTGGTCTCAAACCATAGTGCCATGCTTTAATCGTTTGCGTCGAGGGACTGTTTGCGATACTCTTTGAAAAGTTTCTCAAGAATGAGGGTAGCTTTTCTTGCGCGACGGGCGGCAGACTTGTTGCCTTCCTCGCCCTTTTGGGAGTTGAGAGTAAACTCGCCGAACTCCGAATGGATTTTTGATAATAAATCGTTCATAATAAAATTGGGGGGTTAATTGCCATTGATTATTTTCGCCGGCAGAGATTGAAAATTTTACGTTCAAGTTTGCGGTTCTCCTTACTGAGCTGTTTGTTTGTCTTCAGGAGTTCCTTATTGAGCTTGTATAGGCGGGTCGTTTTCTCCCGTTCCCGGTCAAGAGCGAGAACGATGTCGTGGCTGGTAGTCCCGATGTCTTCTATTACACCCTCTGCCATATAGCGATATCTGACTATTCGGTCGAGGAGTTCATAGACATACGCCTTTTCTTCAGGATTTGATTTCATCGGGGGAGCTACCCGGAATGAATCAAGAAGTTCATCGACGCGCATCTGCAACCTTTCAACCTCGGACTGCAGGGAGGATATTTCCTCAAGCTGATTGAGTAGGATTGTCTTGCGCTGTGTGTCGTATTTCTTGAATGCAGAAATTGTCCTTTTCAGCCTATTGTTTTCATCGAGTAGTTGCTCATAGGTCATGGCTGCTGAATTTTATAGCCGTGGCTCTTGTGGTCTGCAGAGCGGCTACGATTTCGTCTGCGGAGGCATGTCGCTGGAAATGATTTATAGCAACACCGTCCTTTGTGATGATGATTTCTCCGGCTCTTTCCTCGACTTGGAAAGACTGCTCGATGTATGCCCGACGTTGGCGGGCATTTTCCTCCCGTCTCTTACGGCGGAAAGACTTTAGCTGTGCGATGATTGATGTCATGTCAAAAGAGTATTTCGTTAATGTTGATAAAATAGACTGATTGGAAGTCGGAGATTTTGCCGATGCAATATGATGGTTCGCGCCACATATACAAGTCATTATCGTATAACTCAAAATAGCCGGTTGAGAAGAATACAGAACCGTCATTTCTCTCGATACGAAAGAGGAAATTGCCTTTGAGAGCCTGGCGAGAGAAATCTAAGGCCCTGATGTTTCTCCAGTTCATAGCTTAATTTTTGAATAGCTTGTAGTAGTCCTCTGCCTGCACGGACTTGTTGAGTCCGCAACACTTGGCTTCGGGGCAGATGCCTCCACGATACCAACACTGAGGTACAAGGTGGTCTGCAAGGTCGGGGTCAGCAAGAACGCGCTCTTTCATTTTGAATACGCGCTTGTGGTGGGTGAGGTTAAGTGCCATAGTCGTTTATTCTTCTTCGTTGTCTTCTTCATTTGTCTCGCAGGAGGGAGCGGGCTTTTTGCCTGCCGGAGCTGCCTTGATTTTCACGTTTTTACCGTCGGACTTGTCGGTGATTGCGCCGAAGATGCTGTTCTCGCCACTGCCGGTTATTATGGCGGCTTCCATGTCAGCGACCTTTTTACTCATGTCATCGGTGTTGGCAAGAGCTGTGGCGGCTTCAAGGCAAGTCCTGGCGTCCCTGAATTTATGCTCGTCGAGGTTGGTCTGGCTGAGCTTCATGTAAGCCTCGAAGTCAGCCTTTCGTTTTGCGGCTTCTTCTTTCTGCTTGGCGAGCATTTGAGATTTCTGCTTGGCTTCGGCTTCTGCCTTTTCGTAGTCCGCCATGTTTGAAAGGAGACCGGCGGTAGAAGCGATAGGCGCGGAGATTGCATCTACAAAGCCTTCATCGAGTTCTTCGGCAGTTCCTGTCACTGTAAACGGGATGATGTTGTTCTTTGCGGAGTCTTTTACAAGGCTGTTGCCGGGAAGAACATTTACTGTCATGTGTTCGCCTTTTTTGGCGACAGTGATGGTGAGGGTCATGCCCTCTGCCAGCACTTCATTCAACTTTTTGAATAAGTCCATTGTGCTATTAATTTAATGATGTTGGTATAGTATTGGGGGCTATCTCGCCGGATATATTGTCATGTACGAGGATTTCAACGCCTCGCTTGGAGGGGTATTTTACGGCTTCGATAGTATAGGTAGCCTCGTTTGATACACTCTCTTTGCATAAGCGTACCATGACATTGTTGATTGCTTTCTTGTCGAGGGTCTTTATGACTTCCCTGGCTTTCCGAGTACCGGCTGAAACAATTTCCTTGTAGGTAAGACAAGCGGACGGACCGAGGGATTCGGAGGTCTCACCATTTATGATGACCTCGGTGTAGTAAACATTGCGTATTGCCATCGTTGTTTGGTTTAGGATATATTCTTATTTGCTATCGGAGGAAGGGGATGTCCCCTCCCGAATATTGTCTTATTTCATGCTGGAGAAATCAACATGCAACTCAAAGAAGAAGCCGCCATTCTTGTAACCAATCTTATAGATGGCAACTGCTTCTTTTCGGTTGGCGCGATACCATTCGTTGGTCTGCATCAAAAGGGCTTTGATTGCTGTGCCGTTCTCGCGAACACACCAGTAATAACAGAAGTCGATGTCTTCATGGGTGTGAGCTGAGACCTCGGCGCATTCCTCATATTCTTTGCTGAATAGCTCAATATCTGTAAGGGTGTCGAGTACAGCATAATTACCGAGGTTCTTGACAACCTGATGCATTTCCTTAACGAGTTCCGAAAACTGAATTTTCTTGATTTCCATTTTGCTTTGATTTTAAGTAGTTTCTTATCTTATTTGCTGATGTAAAGTTAGTTATAATTTTTGACATCGCCAAATTTTTATAAAGAAAAATAATCAAATATGCAATTTTTTACGATGCTGATTGTATGTTTCGGATTAGCTTGTCACTATAATTATCGAAAACATCCTTGTCTATTT